TCTTCTTTGACGCTTTGCAATGCGTCAAGATATGCAGAGAAGTTTTCCCAGTGATCATTCTTTGTAGCTGATGCTGGGTGAAATGTCGGCAGGGTTAAACGCTTGGATGAAAGATGATGATACCATGATGCAAGATGCAATAGTCTTGCACCGCAGCCAATGGCAATAGGGAATGATGGAAGTGTCGGTTGGTATTTATCAAAGCGTTCCAATGCTTCCCAATGTTCCCAATGTGGCGGCTTCCACATGGCATCAAGAGAATGCATGATTGCACTCTCAGTCAGGCAGAGCTCTTGCTTTTCAGCTTCACTTTCTGCAACATAGTTGCGAGTCTCAAGAGCAAGAAGCTGTGAAGAAAGTTTGATAAGAAGTTTATCAAGGGGAGTTGAATAGATTGGATGGACTAGAATGCGACTGAAGGATGACAATAGTGGCCAGCCTTGTGAACACAAGGCTGTGACTTCTGCAAGTGGCAGGCCGCTGAGTCTGCAATAGATTACCTTCTTAGGAATCATTGTGTGGTTCCTTGTGGTGATTGGGATTGATAATAGTTTATAGTTTGTCAGAGTTAAATGAGGTTTATGTCAATAGATTCCTCCTCAAGTCCTGGTGGGGTAACGATTAGAAAGCCCAGCTTGTCAGCACAAATGGGCCCAATGCTATTGTAGATTGACACTTTGTTGAGCAGGCCTCTACCGCAGATTGAACACTCTCCAGATTGTCTGCCATACTTGAGAGCTTCTTGCATGGGAGACTGCATGGTTTGCAAAATTTCTGCTCTATAGCTGTCTTGTTCCTGTTGAGACAGTCTTGTATAATCTGCCGATGGCCAGAACCAATTGTTTTTGATCTTGCCATAGTATACTTGATCTGTTCTGCCAGTCACATAGATTGTGTTAGGATTCTTGCCATGCGCAGGTGCTGGCTTGAATATGAATGATTCTGTCCGAAGCATAGGCTTGGCAAAACCTCTGTTTTGTGCGGACAAAAGGATGATTTCAAGTTGGCATTGTTCAGCTTTGCTCATGATATTACTCCTTAGAATTACTGGCGCTTGCGCCACTGTTAACAAGTTCCTTAGCTTTGCGACTAAAGAACTCGATCTTCTCAGCCAGTGTAGTTCCCGGAATGCGTGGCCGCTGGCTTGCAATACGAAGTGTGTTTTGATATGGCTTTTGATCTCCTTCCAGAACGATAAAGAGACTTTGCTTAGCCCGCGTGACTGCTGTATAAATCAGCTCACGAGACATCATTGTTGCATGGCTGTTGTGAAGAAAGAGGAATACACGATCCCATTCACTGCCTTGGCTTTTATGAATAGAAAGTGCATAGCCAAATGTCATGGTGTTGATTTCACCAGCAGTTGTCAAGACTTTCTCAACATCCAGGTCAGGAATGTAAACTGTGATTGTGTGGCTTGCAAGATTCTTAGCCTCATCATCGGAGGCAGAGCCTCCGCCGCCAAGTGCTGCAAGCATTTCATCGAGGGATTTTTGCTGTGTGGCTTCTTGCGTAGCAGAATTGAAACCCCAGCGATCAAGATGTTCTGACTCAGCCTGTGGCATCTTACCGCTATATCCTACAGTGTGAGATATAGATTTAATGACTGCCTCATGGCGATCTACCATGACACGATCACCGACGGCCCAATATGTGGCCTGATACCGTGCGATAACTTCGTAAACAATAGCTTGGCGCTTCTTGCTGAGATAATCTGCAATGATCTTATTGATCTCAACAGTGCCAAATTTCTTGTTAAACGGCATGAGAATCATATCCTTCTCAGGATCAAATTCTCCAGACTCAATGATGCGAGGCATGAATTTACGCATCATCAGTGTTGCATCATCAAAGTCTACACGTTTTTTCCAGACTTGATAATGCACCCGGCCATGCTCTCCGGAGTCTATAGTGGCAGAGCCATCAGATGGAGGAAGAATGGGAAGGTCAGACAAAGATTCTGTACGAATTGCAGTAGCTAAAGAGATGATTGGGGAAAGCAGTGCTTGCCGATAAACATGGGTAAGTTCAACGACAGGAAGCTCTGACAGTTTGAAGCCTAGAATACTTGGGCCAAAGACTGGCGGAATCTGATTTAGATCACCTAGGAATATAAACTGCGTGGCCCGTGGGCGCGGCAGTGCAGCTAGAAGATTGGCAAATAAATCTGTGCCAATCATTGAGGATTCTTCACAAATAACTGTGCTTATGTGAGGAAGTTTGTTTCCAGCGTGATAAGATGGTTCAAAGCGCATAGTCTTGCGCATGTTGCCATTGTCATCTGGGATTTCATAATAGACCGGAGCATATTCCAGAATCTTATGGATCGTAAGACAATGTCCTTGCAAATGTTGCGGCAGTTTCTTGCGAATGTTATTTACAGCTTTGTTTGTGTACCCTAGGATTGCAATGCCCGGTGCCTCAACATTAAGATGTTTTGTGCTTGCAGACAGCGGAAGGACATGGCTGCTGCGTTGCAGTCTTGAAATGAGTTCCTGCGTGACTGTTGTTTTGCCAGTGCCAGCTGCACCAATGAGACAAAATGATTTAGCCTGCAAACCAAATTCAATGGCTTGCATTTGTTCTGGATTGAAATTCAGCGAAGCTGCGCTTGTGCCTGCGCTTGCACCTACGGCGTTTGAATTATTTTGTGTAAAAGCAGAAGACAATGGAGTTGCTTGCAATGCTGAAGAAAGAGCCACATTACCGGCGGCCTGCGGCCGTTGGATCGGGCTTGAAACATTTTGCTGCGAAGCAGCCGCCGCTTGCGCCGCAAGCCGAGCAGCATGTGCTTTGCGCGCTTGCTCAATAAGTGCAAGAGTTTTTGGATTCATAAGATATTGTCTTGATTGGTTTGTTTTGTTAAAAAACACGGACGTGGTGCCGCGCAGGAACAGATAATGTAACACGGCGCCTACACCGTGTCAAGGGTATGGCCATGAAATGTTAGCCTTGCAGAATTTAAAGCTGTTACGTTTTTGCAAACATGTTTTTTGATAAGAGGTTTTGTAGTTTATAATTATGAAGACTATGTAACAATGTAATGCATGTAACAGAGTAACAGAGTAACACTAGCCCCCTACACCCCTACGGGTCCAGACACTCAAGCAAAACAAACAACAATACCCTCACCGAAGGCTACAAACACAAGACCCCTTTCTTCCTTTGCCCTATATCCCCCACACAAATTTTGAGATATATAGAAATTATAAATAAGAATATTTAATAGGGGGTATATAGATAGGATAGGATAGATGGATAGTAACAGGGTATCTGTCAGCGTAGCTGGTCTGGTGTTTATAATGGGTGAAGGGTAGAGGGGCGAGGGGGCAGGGAGTGTACTGTTACTGTGTTACTGTGTTACAATAGTTACAATGTTACAATGTTACATATCATATAAAATTATGAATGCGAAAGATTGTGAAACAAGTGTTTAGTTTCTTTGGCAACCCCATTTTGAGAGGCCAAAAATTTCCGACTGATTTAGTCAACGATTCGTAATGAGAATGCTTCTCATTCACGCCGAAAGTCCCTCTGGTTTACTCGGGTATTCAACCGTGTTACATTACCCATGTTGCCTAGCAACACAGCCAGCGTAGCTGGATGCTCTTTAACAATCCGCACAATCCGCACAATGTGCACGAAGTGCACCGGGTTAGATATTCCCTTGCCAAAATGGGCAGAGTATGTCCAGCATATATGCGCAAGCGGAATAAATAATCTAAATCAATCCTATCTGCAACAAATGCGCCGAAGGCGCAAACTGAAAGAGAAAATCATGGCTATCAAGATTTACAGCGATGCAAAGCAAGTAATCCTGACCGAGGGACAAAAGCTAATAACTACAAAACAAAACAACCCGATCAGGAGATATGCAATCGCAGTACCTAATACTGCATGGAAGAATGTGCGCAGCACAGCGCCTGAACAATATAGAGAAATACTTGCTGCAGTATTGGAAACCACGGCAAAAGGGATTCTGCTGGACTATGTGAAAGCATTTACACTGACACCCAGTGAGATAACAGAAGATTGGTTTACTGAAGAATATCTCCTGGACCGGGCCCTGGGCAGCAATAGTGAATGGCTCAGCAAGGAAGAACTCGAGAAAGGATGGCTTGCCAGTGTCACAAGAAACAAGATCATCGAGAACAACCCAGCATACAAGGAAAACACAAGCTACAGGAAGACAGCAAACGCATTTGCAGAGATGGTTCTGAAGCTCAGCGGAAAGACTACGATACTTGAGACGAAGTATATAGACTGGATTCTGACAAAACTGGAAGAAACTGATCTAGATACTGAATTTGGGGCATTTGTAGTAAAGAGGTTGGAAACCATGAAAAACAAGCCAGTCAAAGCGGAGATTGATCTGGATATTCTCTGAATGCGAAGCGATATATTCTGACACTGCGAAGCAAAGGGAACACCATGAACGGCTATATTGCAATATACAAAGGACGCAGAATTGAGATTTACGCGGCAACATCATACGAGGCACAACAGAAAGCCGCAACAATATTCAAGGCAAAGAAACATTATGAGGTAATCATAATGCTGGCAGAAAAGAACGGACAACAAATCACGCACACTGCAGATTAACACGCAACAAGACTGCAAAGCCCGCCGAAAGGCGGGTTTTTCTTTTGTCCAAAGATATTATGACTCACAAACCATAAGAAACTCTGCAAAGCATTATGAACAGAGAGCAACGGTCACAGAAAATTGTTCAAAAATAGGGGTATCCAGGTATATATGCCCAGGCCCCCACAAACTATTTCAGACATATTCAAACTATTATGCTCAACAAACTAGATAATCAATATCACAAACACCAAAACATACTCAGTCATAATATATTATGCTCATTTTACAATATGAAAAAAAATTTTTACTTCGCTTCGCTACGTAAAAATTTGTGCTCGCTTCGCTCGCTTAACAGAAGGACAAGTGACCTTCGGTCACAGGCAGCGAAGCTGCCTAAAGTGTTTGACAAATGATTGTAGTAAATAAATATCTGTGCAAAGCACAGGGGGAGAAGGCCTTTTTAAGACCGTTTTGCTGAGCATTCCTATTGACACTCTCCGAAATTTTCTAAATTTTTATGCACGGGATTGCTTCGTAACTATAATCTGCATATGGATTCGCAAATTCCCCAGACTACTTCTCCCTTCTAAAATTTTATAACTCTGAAAAGCGCCAGCATGGACAAGCAAACCAAGGATCAGATTATTGCAGAGCAACGCGCGGCCGATGCAGCCCGCAACTCAGCGGTTTGGAATGCATTAAAGCGAACACCAGGGTTGCTGGCCGGCGGTACTGTTGACGCTATCAATGCTGTGCTAGGCACCGTGACAGGTAAAGGATTTCTTGCCCCACTAGTGAAGAACCCTATTGGCGGTGGGGAAAGCATTAATGAAGCATTTGGGATGCCTGCGTCTGAAGATCCATTTCAACAAGGAGTGGAAGCAGTCACTTCAATGTTGAATCCTGCCGGAGCAGCCAAAGCAATTATTATTGCTGCAGTTCCTAGAGTAACAAAAACTTTGGGGGTTGAAAAAGTTATTGATCGTGCACAGGACATGACAAAAGCTGGAGAGTCCGCATGGCGAGTAGGTAAAGAAAGTGAGAAAACCCTAAGGGAAATGAGAAATCCTGGAGGGGCGCTTTCCGTATTTATAGGGCCAGAAGGAATTCCTAGAATTAAGATTGACCCGGCCGTTGCATCAATTTCTAAGTCCTCTGGTATCACAACTACACCTGTGTGGTATGGAACTCGGTCTGCGGCTACGCTTCCGAAAGAAATGATTGCAGGGCAAAATGACCTTTTAGGCCCTGAAAGACTTCTTAGTGACATACTTTATCATCCTAGTCTATATGATATTTCTCCCACAGCTCGCACTGCAACAGTTGCACACTCCTCTCTAATGGATCTTTTTGGGCAAGCTGGAGGGTACAGTTATAACAATAATATGATAACTCTCCCTGAAAAATCTCTTGGACCCGCTAGGATCAAAAATGACCCTGTGGGGTACTTACTTGAAACTTTATTGCACGAAAGTACACATTTGCTGCAAAAAGAGAATCAAGTACGAGGAGGTGGAGCGCCTAAAATTGATAGTGTTGTGAGGAGTCTTACAGAAGCCCAAACTTCTGGATCATTTAGAACACCCGAAGAATTGGATAAGTTGAGAAAATACGCAGAGGCTCTACGTAAAATGCCAGATTCAGATAGAAAAGACGCTCTCATTGAAAATTTATATATGAGCAATTATGGAGAATGGGAAGCACGCCAAGGTAGCCAGTACGGCCGTAGTCTTCCCATGATGAATGAACGTGGTGCAATATACTAAGGAGTACAGCCATGACACCCAAAGAACACGCAATTCACCTGCTTGCACAAGGTATTCCCACGGCCCAAGTGGCCGCTGCCTGTGGGGTCAGTGAAGCATATATCAGTCAACTCAAAGCTGATCCGGACACTCGGCAAGAAATTGCAGAGAAACAAGCAGCCAGCAGCATTGAAGACATCACATTTGACACTTCTCTTGACGCTGCAGAAGGTCTGGCTCTAGACAAGATCCAGCGGGCATTGCCATTTGCCAACCTTGGGCAGGCAATTGCAGCATTCCGTATTCTCAATGGAGCAAAGCGTAAGGCAGACCTCGTGCAGCAGATTGATAATGCTGTGAACGTCACGGTGAATCTGACTCTGCCGGCCGCCGCGTTGCCCCGATATATCACCAACGCACAAAATGAAATTGTAGAAGTCGAAGGAAAGACTATGCTTTCAGCAACTGCCAAAACACTGGACACTATTCTGGCTGAAAAAGCAGGAAAGGCTATTCAGGGTTCGCAACTGGGCGCCACTCAGCGCGCTGCAGCTGTACTTGATCGCCTTTCTACTCCCAGATCTCTCATTCCGCAAGCTCCGGCACGTCGCAGTCCACTGCCGCTGACTCCAGACATGTTATAACAAACTTTATGCTACGCGGCGAAATTAACTAAAACGCAGTAGATTCGATAGTTTATTAAGTCTACTAAATACATATACTATTAATAGTGAACTGTATGCACGAAAGGGCATAAGATGAGCAAATATATCGAAGGCCAAGCAGTAGACCCACTACTATTTTCTGGCGATGACATTATTATTGTAGTTGAGGAAGCTACTGGGCGAGATACTTATGCTACTATTAACACACTGAGAACATTGCTAGATACTTTGCCAGTTGTTGGGGGCACCGCCAACGGCGTGCTCTACCTCAACGGCAGCAAGGTGGTGACTAGCGGGAGTGGGTTGACGTTTGATGGGACGAATTTGGTTGTCGGCCCTTCATCAAGTCAAGGTAATTTGACTGTATGGCGGGGGGCAGGCACTGGAGATATCGCGTATTTTCGAATTACTGGGCAAACAAACAACCCCGGCCTATTGATTAACCTAAATGAAACATCGAACGACATTACATTTAACACAACATATTCGTTAGGTTCTAACCCTGCGTATGTTTGGCAGCAAGCAGGCTCTGAACAAATGCGCCTCAACAGCACCGGGCTGGGGATTGGGACGAGTTCGCCTGCGTATAAGCTGGATGTTTTTGGTTCGTCAACGGATCTGTTCCAAGTCAAATCAACCGGCGCTTATACATTCAATCGTTTTCAGAGTTCTTCTCGCAACTGGGCGCTGTCGATTAGCTCTTCGTTTGATGTTTATGACGAGACGGCGGCTGCAACGAGGATGTCCATCGACTCCTCCGGCAACCTCGGCTTGGGGGTGACGCCGAGTGCTTGGAGTGGTGGAATCCGTGTTTTTGAATTTGGCAGCCTTGGTGGACTTGCTGCTTCTGCCGGCGATGTGAACTTGGTGTACAACGTCTATTACGACGGCGCAGATAGATACCGCACAAACGGATTTGCCACCAATTTTCAGCAGGCAAGCGGTTCTTTCAAGTGGTACACCGCCCCCTCCGGCACCGCAGGCAATGCGATTAGCTTTACGCAGGCGATGACGTTGACTGCGAGTGGAAGATTGTTGATTGGCCAAACCGCAGACAAGACACAAGAGGTTGTGCGCGTTTCAGCCTCAGGCCAAGCTAGTCTTCTTTTGGACAACAGCGGCAAGACCAATGGAGCTTTTGTTGGCGTGTTTAATGACGCGGCATTGTTTTCCGTAAACCGCAACCCGTCAACTGGGGTGTTTTATAACGCCAGTAACTACGCAGCGGAAGTGGCTGCGGTGGGTAGCAGCACGACTTCACGTATTGTTTTTGCAACGTCAGACGCAGCTAATACCACACCAACTGAGCGGATCAGAATCAAAGATTCTGGACAACTCCGCTACGTCCCACTCGCCGCAGACCCTGCCGGCGCCGAAAACGGCGACGTCTATTACAACTCCAGCACCAACAAGCTGCGTCTGTACGCTGCCGGCGCCTGGACTGACCTCAATTGATCCAGAAAGGACCACACCATGACAACCATTGTTTGGACCATTGAATGGCTTCGCACCACCCCCACCACCGCAACCCCGCCAGAGTACGTCATCGAATGCGGATGGCGCTGCACGGGCACTGACGGGGCCTACACCGGCACGGTGTACTCCACCTGCTCTTTCGCCCAAGAGCCCGACGAGTATGGAAACTTCACTCCGTACACTCAACTTACTGAATCACAAGTTCTCAGCTGGTGCTGGGGTACTGGTGTTAACAAAGAGGCAACTGAAGCTGCAGTGTCCCAACAAATTGAATCACAGATTAATCCTCCTGTGATTCAGCCCCCGCTGCCATGGCTCTCCAAGCCTGAGGCAGTTTCCAACCAAGCAAAGGAAGAAAATGACCACTCCTGAAACTGCAAAATTTTCGCTACACAATCTTAGTCTCCAAGACGCAAACATTCTCATTTCTGGCCTTGGCAAACTGCCTCTGGAAGTTAGTGCAGATTTGTGGGGCAGACTTCGCAACCAAGTTGAATCTCAACTTGCAGCATTGACGCCGCCAGACAAGCAACCTGAATAATGTCTCAACTTACTCCTGCAACTGCAGAAGTAGGTACAAGTGCCCAGGAAGCAGCAGAGCTCACAAGACGAGATCTGAATTTCCTGGGCATGCTTGCTGCGCCCGAAGAATTTACCTACTCATTTCCGGCATTCTATCTAGCGCTATTCTCTCTCCTTACTAGTTTTGCCAAGAAAGTAGAGCGATATGCCATTGGCATTCCTCGCGGCTTTGCAAAGACCACGTTTATAAAGCTGCTGTGTCTTTGGTACATTCTTTTTTCGCACAAACAATTTATTCTCATTGTGGGTGCCAGTGAAGATCTGGCAGTCAATACTCTCTCAGACATTTGTGACTTGCTTGGCAGTCCAAACATCCGAAAGCTATTCGGAAATTGGCAGGTCGCAGTTGAAGTAGACACGCAATCCCTCAAAGTTTTTCACTTTCGCGGTCGAGACATAATCCTGCGGGCCATCGGTGCAGGAACTGCAGTCCGCGGTATCAACCGAAAGAACAAGAGGCCTGATGTCATCATCATGGATGACGTGCAGAAGCGTGAAACTTCGGAAAACAAAGAGCTCAGTGACCAGTTGCTCAAGTGGATTCTGGGTACGCTGATGAAGGCACGGTCAAATGATGGCTGTACTTACATCTATGTGGGCAATATGTACCCACAAAACTGCATTCTGGAGAAACTGAAGCAGAACACCCAGTGGACTTCGCTGATTGTTGGTGGCATTCTTGCAGATGGTACATCCCTATGGGAAGAACTGCGACCAATTGAAGAACTTATCAGTGAGTACCAGTCTGATTCAGAGCTCGGTCACGCAGATATATTTATTTCTGAGATTCTTAACAGCACTGATGTGGCGGCGGCCAGTGGAATTGATATTTCCCGCATTCCATTGCTGCCTGCCTACTACACAGACGCTGATCCGGAAGGTTCATTCATAATTATTGACCCCTCAGCTGGAAAGAAGACATCAGATGACTGCACGATTAGTCATTATAGCGTGTGTGATGGTACTCCTATTTTCGATGAGCTACTTGCTGGAACGTTTTCTCCACTGGAAACTATCAAAGCCGCAATATCATTGGGAATGGCTCGGAATACCCGACTGATTGCAGTCGAAGGTGTCGCGTATCAGTCAACTCTCCTATATTGGTTTGAATACTATTGCGAACAAGAGGGTATTACAGGCTTTGAGTTTGTGGAGCTCAGTCCAAAAGGACAAGCTAAGAATAATCGCATCAAGCGAGGACTTTTGCGGCTGCTTTCTGGAGAAATCTATCTCCATCCCAACGTGCGTAGTACAGTTCTTGCGCAAATCATGGATTGGAACCCACTGAAGGTCAACAATGTGGACGATATAATTGATCCTATCGGGTATGTGGAAGAACTCATGCGCATGTACCCGGAACACATTGTAAAAAATATTTTTGACGTCAGTGATGAATCAGCAGTGGCAAGTCATAGCAGTAGTTTGATGCTGCCATTCTGACCTCCAGTCTCCAAACC